GGAGCTAAAGAAAAGCTAATAGGAGAAAGAGGTATAAATGAACCATTTGATTAAATAAATAAATAAAATTTCTATTATATACTATGAAACAACAAGTTAAGCTATATAAAATAAAAGGAAACCCTAACAATCCAAGAATCATAAAAAATGACAAGTTTAAAAAGCTAGTAAAGTCAATACAGGAATTCCCTGAGATGTTAGAAAAAAGACCTATTGTAGTTGATGAAGATATGATGGTGCTAGGTGGTAACATGAGATTAAAAGCAAGTAAAGATGCTGGGCTTAAAGAAGTATGGATAGATATAGCTAAAGGCTGGACAAAAGAACAAAAAGATGAATTTGTAGTAAAAGACAATGTAAACTTTGGTGACTGGGAATGGGATATGTTGGCTAATGAATGGGATGTGCAGGATTTAGAAGAGTGGGGTGTTACTTTGCCTACAATAAAAAATACAGAACTACTATCAGGATTAGATTATAATCCTTTATATTATAAACCTGAAAAAGAACCTTATATAGTTTTAAAAGATTGTGTAAATTTAAAAAAGTTTAATGAAAAAATAAAAGTATTAGATGAATACAATTTAAGTAAAGAGAAAAAAGAAGTCTTAAAATTATTTGCTTATAGATTTATAAAAATAGATTTTGAAAGAGTTGCAAACTATTATGAATACAATGCAAGTGATGAAGAAAAAAAAGCAATAGAAAGGCTTAGACTTGTCTTGGTAGATGATGGTGTTAATGGATTTATAGAAGATGATTTAATAAAACTTCTAGGATTTACGCAAGAAGATTTAAAATGATTGATATACTTATCCCTAGTTATCATAGACCTGAGAATATAAAGACTGCTAAATACTTTATAAAAAAAGGATATGATCCAAAAAAAATACACATTTTTATTGATGATGAAGCTGATGATAGATTAGAATATAAAGAAGAAACAAGAAGATTAGGATGTAACCTAATTATTTTTAGTATGGATGAAGCAAGAGAAAGATTTGATTATGTGCATAGAGCTAGTAAATCCAGAAGATCAGCAGGACAAGCAAGAAATATGTTTTACGATTTTGCAAAAGAATTAAATTTGGATTTTTATTTAGTTATGGATGATGACACAACAGGATTTGAAATAAGACCTTTTGGTGTATATAATAGAATAGCAACCATTGAAGAGATTCAATTAGTGTTTAATGGTGTAAAAGACTTTATGAAAAAATATAAGATAGGTGTTTTTGGGTTAAGCCAAACAGGGGATATGTTTGCAAGAACAAGCAAAAAGATATTAAGAAACAAGGTGATGAATACAACTTTTATCAATACACCTTATATATATAGAGGTGAAAGAGGTGTGCAAGATAATGATACAAGTCAGTTTGTTGGTATTATGAACGAGGGATATTTTACTGGAAGTCTTGCAAGTGGGTTAGTGTTAAAACAAACAACCTCAGCAAAAGCAAGTGGTGGTCTAACCGAATTATATAATGAATGTAAGTTGTTAAATAAATCCTTAATTATACCTATACAGTTTCCTAGTCTTTGTCATGCTGAAAAACAAAAGAAAAATGGTGGGCGTTTACATCATAAAATTACAAATAAAAACTTAGCTCCAAAATTAATTAAAGGTAAAAGAAGCAATATAGCATGGGATTCTTATCCTGAAGATGTGCCTTTTACTAATGAACCAATAAGAACAAATGGAACAAAATAGAACACAAATCAACAAAGAGAGAATGCTTAAAGCACTAGAGTCAAGTCTAGGTGTAGTAACAACTGCATTAAAGGCTTGTGATTTATCAAGAACTAATTACTATAAATGGTTAAAAGAAGATGAAGAGTTTGCTCAAAAAGTTAAAGAATTAGAAGTGATTGCACAAGATTTTATTAAATCAAAATATTATGAATGCATAAAAGACAAAGTGCCATCAGTAGTATTACATGGAGCAAAGACTCAGCTAGGCTGGAATGAAACTAATAAAGTAGATTTAACTTCAGATGAACAAAGAATAAAAATTAACATTAATCTTGGAGATTAATCCTGAATTTACAAAGACTCAAAAAGAGTGTTTAAAATACTTACTTGATAATAAGACAAAAGAAGTATTGTTTGGGGGTGCAGCAGGTGGTGGTAAATCTTGGGTGGGTGTAAGCTATTTAATATTAATGGCATTAGAATATCCAAAGACTAGGTATTTAATGGGGCGTTCTAAATTAGATGCTTTAAAAAAGACTACACTAAACACATTCTTTGAAGTATGTACAGCTTGGAACTTAAAAGCTATTGATGATTATACTTTTAATGGATCAAGTAATGTTATAACCTTTTACAATGGTTCTGAGATAATACTTAAAGATTTGTTCTTATATCCATCAGATAGGAACTTTGACAGTTTAGGTTCTTTAGAGATAACATCAGCTTTTATAGATGAAGCAAATCAAATAACAGAAAAAGCAAAGAATGTAGTAGCATCAAGGCTTAGATATAAGCTAGATGAAAATGGGCTTATACCTAAAATGCTAATGACTTGCAACCCTGCTAAGAACTGGGTGTACTCTGAATATTACAGACCAGCAAAAGACAATACTATAAAACCTTATAGGAAGTTTATACAATCTTTAGTTGGTGATAATACTTATATATCAAAGCACTATGAAAAGCAGCTATTTGAATTAGATGAACTAAGCAAACAAAGACTGCTTTACGGTAACTGGGAATATGATGTAACTAATGACAGTCTAATAGAGTATGATGCAATACTTAGTCTATTCAATCAACAAGGAATAGATGGTGATAAATACATAACGTGTGATGTGGCACGTTTTGGAGCTGATAAGACAGTTATAATGTATTGGCAAGGGTTACACCTTAGATATGTGAGAACATTGCTTAAAAGCGCTGTAAATGATGTTGTGGATGAAATTAAGAAGCTACAACAAGAGAATCAAGTAAACCTTACTAATATCATAGTTGATGAAGATGGAGTTGGTGGTGGTGTTAAAGATTACTTAAGGTGTAAGGGATTTGTAAATAATTCAAGAGCTTTAAAAAATGAGAATTACCAAAACTTAAAAACACAATGCTATTATAAATTGGCTGATCTAATTAATAAAGGTCAGATAGGTATAAGCTGCTCTGATGTTAATGTAAAGAATTGTATAATAGAAGAGTGTGAGCAAGTAAGAACAAAAGATGCTGACAAAGATAACAAACTACAAATAATACAAAAAGATACAGTGAAGGGAATATTAGGGCGTTCACCAGATTACTCAGATGCTTTGGCTATGAGAATGTACTATGAAATCGATGGTAACTTTGGCAGGTACTTCGTACAGTAAACTAAATATTAACTTTTTCTATTATATTATATGAAAGTCAAGATTAAGAAGGATGACAAGATTAAAGAGTTCAAGCTAATAAGTAAATGGTCAGATGTAACGCTTGAAAAGTGGTTAAAACTTATAGACCTTGAAACAGGAAGTAAGACAAAAGAAGCAGCAGAAACAATAGCAGCTTTATCAGATATACCTAAGCAATTAATAAAAGAGCTTAGTATAAAAGATGTAGCAGTTATAATGAGTAGGATAGCAGAGTTACAACAGAAGCAAGACAGTTCTTTAAAAAGGATAATTGAAATAAATGGTGTTGAATATGGATTCCACCCAGACCTTGACTCAATAACGCTTGGTGAATATGCTGATATTGAAACGTTTATAAAGAATGGGATAGAAACTCAATTAGCTAAAATGATGGCAGTATTATACAGACCAGTAACAGAAAAGAAAGGGAATATATATACTATTGAAGCTTATGATGGTGATATTAGGATGCGGACACAAGAAATGCAAAAGATGTCAGCAGAACAAGTGCAGTCAGCGCTGGTTTTTTTTTGGCATTTAGGGAAAGAATTGTCGCTGATTTTGCCATCGTATTTGATGGATCGGCTGAAGGAAATGAATCAGCAATTGCAACAGAATCCTTCGCAGAAAAGTGGGGGTGGTTTGGAGTGATGTATCGCTTAACAAATGGTGAAATAGTAAACTTAGAAAGAATAACAAATCTTAGCCTTTTAGAATGCTTGACTTGGCTAAGTTATGAAACAGATTTGAACTCACAAAATAAAGTAAAACATGGTAAGCAATAAAACTTATAATAATGTAATTAATTTTCTCTTGCAGATTGGAGAATATCATACTCAAATAAGCACAACATCAGTAGGTGATATTTGGGAAATTAATCTGGAAAAGATGGAAAAGATGCCCTTGTTACATATCAACCCTGTATCAGTAGTAACAGGAGATAGTCAGCTTACGTATAACTTTCAAATCTTTATTTGTGACTTAGTAGCAGAAAAAGAGAATTGGACTATGAATAATGCAGACGCTAATTTTTCAAAGCTAGTAAAGACCTTAAGTAATGAACAAGATGTATTTAATGAAACTCTGCAAATAGCAACTGACTTTATAGGAATGTTAAGGCATTCAACACAACAATCATTAGTAGGTGTAGATGATATTAATGCACCTCTTTATTTTACACAAGATCAGTTTACTTTAGAACCGTTTCAAGAAAGGTTTGATAACTTACTTTGTGGCTATGTATTCCAAATAGGGGTGTTAGTACAAAATGACTTCCAGACTTGTGATATTCCTGTTAGAAATAAAGGTGCAGGATTCTAATGTTTAAATTTAAAATATGGAAAATACAAATACAACTATTACCACCAAAGATAACAATTAGATTATGAAGTATGAAGAAATATTAGAAAAGCTAGAAGCAATAAGTATTAAGCTAGAAACTTACAATGACTATCCAAAGTCAGCTTCTAATAACGCAAAAAGAGCATTAAAGTGGGTTGAAAAAAATGGATGGGGTTCTTGCGGAGAGGCTACTGGAAAACGGAGAGCATCACAATTAGCAAATAGAGAAAATATAAGTAGAGATACAATATCACGTATGGCTTCTTTTAAAAGACACCAACAGCATAAAGACGTACCGTATAGTGAAGGGTGTGGCGGCCTTATGTGGGATGCATGGGGCGGTGCTAGTGGTATAAACTGGGCAATTAATAAATTAAAACAAATAGACAAAAAATAATTATGGCAGATTTAACAACAACAATTACAGAAGCAGTAGTGTTAAACGGGAGTTTACGTGGTTCTAGTAATACATTAACAACAACAGGCATTAATGATGTCTTTGAAAGGATAGTAGCTTGTCCGCATTCAGCAACAACAACAATAGCAACATTTGCAGCTAATGTCTATGATAGTGCAGGAGCAATAGACAAAGAAAATGTAAGATACATCCGAGTAACTAATTTAGATACAGATTATGATATTGAACTAGGAGTTGGAGGCGCTGCTTCTAACTACACTATTTTAGTTCCTGCTGGCAACTCTCACATTATAGCAAGAGCTGATGATGTCTTTGTAGGTGAAGCTGATGCAGTACCTTCTTATGGTGCTTTAGCAGACTTAGCAAAATTAGAAGTAAGACCAACCACTTCAAACAATGTTAACGTAGAACTGTTTGTAGCTACTGTATAATGGCAACCAATGTAGAAAATTATCTTAATAGTTTAGGTAAGTATGTAGTCAAGCAATCAAGGACAATGCTAACTAAGGCTAAAAAAAATGTAAGTAAAGACTTATATAATTCTATCAGCTATAAAGTAGTAGCTAATGGAGATGATTTTGTACTAGAATTTTACATGTTAAACTATGGGCAATTTATAGATAAAGGAGTTTCAGGAAAGAAGAAAATACAAGAATACACAACTTGGGATGAAAGAAAAGTTGCAAGTCCTTTTCAGTATAAAACAAAAGGACCGCCTATTGATATAATTTCTAAATGGATAAAAGCAAGAGGTATAAAACCTAAAGGAACTGGAAGAGGTAGATCAAAAAATACAGGGCAATACATATCTGGTTTAGCTTATTTAATAAGCAGGTCTATAAAAAGAGATGGTATTAAAAGCCTTAGTTTTTTTCAAAGACCTTTAGGACTTGGGCTTAAAGACTTTCCTAAAGATTTATTAGGAGCTGTAAAAGAAGATATTTTAAATACATTAAATAAAGAAACAATAACACAAGTAAGCTAATGGCAAATTGTATAATAGAACAACACCCAAATGAATCAAGGATGCCAGTAGGGCAACCTGTAATATTTGCAGTGTCAAATAACGATATAGTAGCAAACCAAACAAAAGTAAAATTTGTAGCTAAAGTACATATCAGCGATAATAATCAAGTAAATCTATCAAATTCATCTACTGTAATTGGTACATTTAAAACTACACCAAACAATGCTGGAGTTGGAATCTTTGACTTCAGATCAGTTATTGAAAATTATGTAAAAGCAGATAATCTAGCAAGAGAAGGTAGTGAATATAAAACAACTGCAACAGTAGAGCCTACCAATCATCCTATCCATTTAATTGATAAGTTTTCTGGCAACAATAATACAGCTAGATATTTTGCAGTACAATTTAAAGTAGAATATTTAGGAGCTGATGCTACACAACCAAACGTAGTGTCTATTCCTGATAATACATCTGCTAACTCAGATTCATATAAAATATTTAATGGCTATCTAAAATATACTGATATATTAGAGCTTGATGGTGTAAATTTTGGGTTTGATATTGCACCTTTTTATCTTGATAGTGATAGTGATAAATTTCTTAGCAATGCACCAATTGTTCAATATGCAAATATAAATGATTATGGTACTTTACCTATTTTAAATAGAGGTGGTACTTGGGAGATTGAGTTTAAGTTTTACCAATCAGATGGCTCATTTTTAGGCTCTTTTGATGTGCCTAGAAGTGTAGCTAATGGTGCTGTAGCATATGATAGTAGTATAGGATATGAGATATTGTATTTTGGCTGCTTTCCTGGTAACTTACAAAACTGGAGTAGTACATTTAGAGGGTATGTTACAGATGGAACAATACAAGGTGGTTATTATACAATACAAGCAGAAGCAATAGATATTCCTAGCATTGGTGCTGGTGCTGCTATTAGTAAGTCTTATACTATTAACCTTAATTGCCCTACTCTAAAAGGATATGAACCTATTAGGCTCTGCTGGTTAAACCAATGGGGTGGTTGGGATTACTACACTTTTAACATGAAATCAAGCAGGATGATTTCTACTCAAGGCAGTACATATAACCAATTAGAAGGAACTTGGAATCAATCAACATATAGAATAAATGGGTTTAAAGGTGGTAAGAAAGCATTTAGAGTTAATGCTACTGAAAAAATTACAATGAATACAGATTTTGTAAATGAATCAGAATCAGAATGGTTTGAAGAACTAATAAACAGCCCAGAAGTATATATGTTAAAAGGTTATGTAAATACTGTTGAAACTGGTTCTGCTTTAAATCAATATGTTATACCAGTAAGGCTTACAACTTCAAGTTATACTAGAAAGACAGTAGCAAATGATAAGCTAATGCAGTACACCTTTGAAGTAGAAAAAAGTAAAACACTAAGAACTCAATCTATCTAATGTCAGTACAACTAATAGTATATCCTCAGAATTTTAATGGTCAATACAACGCCTTTTCTAATACTACAAGTGAAGCAGTAGTAAATGGTATTAATTTTTTAAATTTAGATTCTGCAAGTTCTTATGATAGTTCTGTTGTACTTATTACAAACATCTTACCAAATGCACCTGCTACTATACCCAACACATGGTATAGATTTAGAACAACAGGCTCTGGAACTCCTAGCCTACCAACAGTAACTTCAGGTAATTTAGTTTTAAATTCAACAACTACTGCTACAATTTCAGGTATTTACCAAAGGCTTACAAATCTTACAATAGGTCAGCAATATACTTTTACTATAAATATATCAACTCCAGCAGCTAATGGGAATATGATAGTTAGTGCTTTTGATGGCACTACTGTTTTAACTAACCAATTATTTGCAGCTTCATTATCTCAGATTACCCATACATTTACAGCTTCATCAACAGATAATACTGTTATGATAAGTTATTTGAATACAGTAGCTAATAATGTTACAATTAGTGATATTTCATTACAACCTAGTGGGACTAGCCCAAACCTTACTGATTTCCAATTAGAGGATGGTCAAGTAATATGTGATTTATATGAAAATGAAGATATACCACTTAGCCTTAGTGTAGATAACTTTAAAAATGTAGCTGAAAAAATACAATCATACTCTAAAGCTTTTAATTTACCAGCAACAAAAAGAAACAATCTTATCTTTGATAATATGTTTGAAGTTACAAGAAGTGATGATGGAATCATATTTAATCCTTATGTAAAGACACAATGTATTTTAAAACAAGATAGTTTCATCTTATTTCAAGGATATTTAAGAATGCTAGATATTACAGATAAAGATGGTGAAATAAGTTATAATGTAAATCTTTATTCTGAAGCAGTAGCTTTAGCAGACTTTTTAAAAGATAAAACATTTAGTGAATTAGACTTTACAGAATTAGAACACCTATATAACTATGATAATATTAAAAATAGTTGGAATGGAACTGGTACTGGGATAACATACACTAATGCATCAACTTCAGGATTTAGAGATGCTAATTTAACAGTTAAATATCCTTTTTGTGATTGGAATCATCAATACACTTATAATTCTACTAGCAATCCTGCATTACCTAGTTTAGAAAGTTCATTTAGACCTTTTATAAATGTGAAGTATCTAATAGATAGAATATTTAATCAAACTGCTTTTCCTTTTACTTATGAATCCACTTTATTTGATAGTTTAGAGTTTAAGAATTTATATATGGATTTTAACTGGTCTGGTGATGAAAATCCTAATGATTCAAGCTCAAGTAATTCAGCAGTATATTCTACAACTGATACTATCTCTTATGCACCTACAACTTATACAGCAATGGCATTTCCATCTGAGAGTTTCTCTAATAATGCTGATTGGGGGTATAATTCAGGAACTGGTGTATTTACATGCCCAGCAGGCAACCAAAATTCTACTTATAAGCTTAATTCTTTTTTTAGATTCCAAGCTATTGAAAATGATACTTTATCTGTAAGATGGGTAAAAAATGCAGGTACAGCAACAGAAACCATACTAAATGCACAATCATTTACAATGGGTGGCACAGCTTATTTAACTGTTGATAGAACTCTTGGAACTGGTTCTTTGAATACACCTGTTATACAAAACGCAGATCATGTATATTCTTCAACACCATCTGTTACATTTGAATCTTCTAGTGGTTCAGGTGCAGTAGGTGTTGTTACTATTGATGGCTCTGGGAATATAGATTCATTTACACTTACTTCTGCTGGTTCAGGATATGCAAATGATGTAAGAGTAAGACTTAATAATGTTGTAAATGAAGAATCATATTATAACTCATATTTGACAGTAACTATGAATCCAGGTGATACTTTGCAACCACAATGGAAAGCAGCTTCTAGTGCTACAAGTATAATTAAAAAGAAATTCACTTATTTTTTTAGTAATAATAATTCTGTTTTATCTGGGGTTTTATCTTTACAAGGGATAACAACAAACACTTTGTTGCAAACATTAAGAGGTGAAATAGGGCAATGGGAATTTTTGAAGGGTATTATGACAATGTTTAATATCATTACATTACCAGATGAAGATAATCCAAATAATGTAACATTTGAGCCATATGCAGATGTATTTATACAAAATACAAATAGTGGTAGTATGTCAGATTTAACATTAGCATCAAGAAGTATTCAGCATGACTGGACTGATAAGATAGATATATCTCAAATGAAGCTAACAACCTTAACCGACTTGAATAAAGAAACTATTTTTAAGTTTGTGGAAGATGATGATGATTATGCTTTTGGTGTTTATAAGAAAAGCACCAGGCATTTATATGGCAGTAAAAAGTTTGATGCTTCAGGGTTTACTATCTTAGAAGGAACTGATGAAGTAGTTGCAGAGCCATTTGCATCAACTGTTGTAAAACCTTTAATGGAGCAATTCCCTCAATTCATAACACCTGCTATTTATAGCTTAAATGATGATGGTGATTCTAGCTCTTTTGAAAATGCACCTAGAATATTGTTTAACAATGGAATAGAAAATCTCGTAGGTTGTACTTTTGATGTACCAGCTCAAAACAATGTAGCAGCAGCAACAGGAGAAACAAAATTTTTACAATTTAGCCATTTAACAGATGTGCCTTCTGGTAATACAACAAATGATTTTAATTTTGCTTCACATCAATTAATTGGTGGGGTTGGCACACCACCTATCAATAACTTATTTAATTCTTATTGGCTACCTTACTATTCTGAATTATACAATCCAGATACTAGAATTATGTCTATAAAAGTAAACTTAAGCCCAGCTGATATAAATCGCTTTAAGTTTAGCGATACTGTTATGATTAAAAATAGAGAATTTAGAGTGAATAAAATAGACTACAAGCCTGGAGATTTAGCAACTGTTGAATTTATACTTATACCATAATGGCAACAATACCCTACATAAAAGGCTTTGAAGTTAAGCCATTAAATATTACATCTGAAGGTGTAGTAGAATTTACTGATGGAACTAATACAATAACACCAAACCAGTTGCAATGCCAAGCCTATGGATATACTTATGATAAGGCTTCAGGAACTTGTATTGCTTATAGAAATGATTTTGGATTAGATACAGCTTTCAATAATATAGATAACAAAATAGAAGGTGCTGGAAATTCAACATTAAGTGGAACTATTAACACACATATTTTAGGTGAAAATAATATTGTAAGAGGATCTGGTAGAAATAATAGAATTTCTGGAAGCAATAATGAAATAATAAATGGAGTTAGCAATGCTTCAGTATTTGGAACTTATGGAATAGCTGAAAGGGATGGTGAAGTAGTTATTGGTGGTGGTGGGTTTAGTGGTGCAGGTAAAGGATATGCTCAAACATCAACAATACTACTAACAGGAACAACAACAGATGATACCCCTACAAATCTTTTTGTTAATGGAGATACGTCAACTACAATTATAGCTAGAGAATCTACAAGCTCTTTTCAAGGCTTTGAAGCAATAGTAGTAGGTGTAAGGACTGGAGGCTCAAGTGCTCGTGGCAATGTTAATGACAGGGAATTGTTAAAGGTAACTGGAATAGTGTATTTGAAAGCAGCAAATCAAACGACAACAAGTCTAGGTAGCTTTGGTACTATTACACTAGATGCAGATATTGCTTTTAGTGGAACTAATGATATGTTATTTCAAGTAACAGGTCAACCAAACAAAGATATTAGCTGGAGTTGTACATTAAATATTTATGAAATAAAAGTATAAAGATATGGCAGATAAAGTAGTATTAGAAGCAGAGGTTAAATCAAATATAGGTGAAGTATCTAAAGATGCAAGTTCACTAGCAGGAGAATTTCAGGTGATGGGTGTTTCTTTAAATTCTGTTAAAGCAGGGTTTGTATCAATTGGCAAAACAGCTAAAGCTTCATTTGCAACTATTAAAGCAGGAATAATGAGTACAGGGATTGGTGTGTTGTTAATTGCTTTTGGTTCACTAGTAACTTTCTTTACCAAAACAAAAAAAGGAGCGGAAATATTAGAGGTAGCTTTTGCAGGGTTAGGAGCTGCTGTAAGTGTTATAGTTGATAGAGTAGCTAAGTTTGGTGGGGCTATCGTTAAGTTGTTTCAGGGTGATGCTAAAGGTGCATTGCAAGATGTTAAAGGTGCATTTACAGGAATAGGGGATGAAATTGCTAATGATACTAGAGAGGCTATTGCATTAAAGAAAGCCTTTCAAAACTTAAGAGACAGTCAAAGAGAATTAAATGTAGAAACTGCTAAACAAAGAGCTGAAATAGAAAAGTTGAAATTAATTGCAGAAGATGTTACTAAATCAACACAAGAAAGGTTAGATGCAGCAGAAAAGGCTTTTAATAAAGAAAATAAATTATTAGATGACAGAATTGCAAATGCTAGAGAAGATTTAAGAATCCAGAAAGAGGGGATGGAACTAAGAAAAGTGGATGGCAAAAATACAGCAGAAGATTTAGATAGAGAAGCGGAATTAAGAATTGCTTTATTTGATATAATAGGAGAATCATCAGGTAAACAGATTGAGCTTAACAATAAAATAAATGCTATTAGAGCAGAAGGCCAAGCACAACAACAAGAAATAAGAGATGCAGAAAAAGTTGATATTGCAGAAATGACAAATTTATTTGAGCAAAACATAAATAAAAGAATTGAGTTAATAGGAAAATTAAATAAAGCTGAAGAGTTTTCTTTTGAAAAGAAAAAGACTATTGAATTGTCTTTACAAGAATTATCAGAAAAGCGTATTGAGTGGGATGCTATGACACTAAATGAAAGGCTAAACCTCACTAAAAACACATTAAACGATTTAACTAAAATAGCAGGAGAAGAAACAGAAGCAGGAAGAGCATTGGCAATTACAGCAGCAACTATTGATACTTTTCAGTCAGCACAAGCTTCCTATAAGTCTCTATCAGGTATTCCTATTATCGGACCTACATTAGGTGGTTTAGCAGCAGCAGCAGCAGTTGCAATGGGTATGAAGAATATAGCAGCTATAAAAGGTGCAAATAGTAGTGGAGGAGGAGGAGGAGGAGGAAATATATCAGCCCCTACTACAACAAGTCCAGCACCTCAAATGATGTCAGGAGCTTTTGATTTAACTGGTGGAACTGAACCTGAAGCAATGAGAGCCTACGTTTTAACAGATGAAATGACATCGAGTCAAAACCAATTAGCCAATATAAGAAGAAGAGCTACAATATAAAAATCAAACAAATACTAATTTAATCTATTTAATAATATGCCTTGCGAAGAATGTGAAAATGGAAAAGTAAAATGGGGAAAGACTGGAGAATGCCAGTATGACTCAATAGCTGAATGTGAAGCAGCTAACAAAGATTATTACGAAAAAACTACATCTATTGTTGAACTTGTAATTGATGATGATAGCCAAGAACTTGCTATTGATGCAATTAGCCTTGTATCAGCACCAGCAATCGAACAAGATTTTGTTTACTTTGGAAAAGAAAAAAACAATTTGACTTTTGCAAAAGTGGATGAAGCGAAAAGAATGCTCGTTAGTCCCGCTTTAATACCTAACAAACAGATATTCAGATATGATCCAAATACGGATTCTGAGTATTACGTCTTTTTTAGTCCTGAAACCGTTAGAAAAGCGAGTGAACTTTATTTAAAACACAACAACCATCATAAAGCTACTTATGAACACCAAGATAGAGTATCTGGAGTTTTAACAGTAGAATCTTGGATAAAAGAAGGTGATATGGATAAGTCAAAACTTTACGGATTTGATTTACCAAACGGCACATGGTTCGTTAAAATGAAGATACAAAATGAAGAGCTTTGGAATAAGATAAAAGATGGTGAATTGAAAGGTTTAAGCATCGAAGGATATTTCACCGATAAGATGGAAAAAATGTCTGAAAGACAACCAACTGATGAAGAGATACTAAAAGCTCTTAATGAAATAATTACAAAATCAAACGGATAGGAAAAATTTCTATTATATTATAAACTCACACTAATAAAAAAATTACTATGGATTTAAAAGAACAAATTTTAGTAGCACTTGGCTTAAATAAAGCTGAAGATGAAATAAAATTGGCTTGGCAGTCTAAAAGCGAAGATGGTACTATCTTTGTTTCGACGGCTGAAGAGCTAGAAGCTGGGGTGGATATCTCAGTATTAACGGAAGATGGCACAACGATATTATTACCAGTAGGAACGTATAAAACAGATACAGGTGTATCTTTTAGAGTTGAAACTGAAGGTATTGTTGCTGAAGTTATCGAATCAGAAACTGAAGAAGCTGATACAGTTGAAGAAGAAGATTTATCTGAAGAATCAGTTGAATTAGCTCCTGAAGATGATAGAAAAGAAGAAGCTGATGTAGCCGACTGGAAAGGAATGGAGAAGCGCATCCAAAACTTAGAAGATGCTGTTGCAGACCTTAAAAGAGAAAAAGTAGGTGGTGATGATGATGTTGAAGAAATGTCAGAAGAAACTACTGAGCCTGGAACAAATCCAAAAACAATAACAACTAAGGAAGTAGTGGAATTTTCAGCAGAAGAAGTTGAAGCAATAAAAGCTGAGAACGAAAAACTAAAAACGGAACTAGCAGAAAGTCCTGCTGATGCTCCAATTAACACAAACAAATTTAGTGCTGATAGACCTGCACTAAGCAGAAAAGAATACAACAAGTTATCTAGACAACAAAGATTCTTATATAACTTAACTAAATAATAACTTAAAAAATAAAAAATTATGGCAATAGCAGTAACTAGCTCGTATGCAGGAAAAAGTGCAGGATTCTACATAGCGGCGGCTTTAAAAGAAGCAAAATCTTTAGACTTTTTAACGCAAATGAATAATGTGCGTTATAAGAGTGCAATACAAACTATGGCGAACACAGGTTTTGTTAGAAATGCAACTTGTGATTTCACTGAAAACGGAACACTTACGATGAACGAAAAGGTCATTGAAGTAAAGGCATTACAAATAAATATTGACTTATGTAAAAAATCGTTAGTTTCATCATGGGAATCTGCTGAGATGACTGGTGCTTATGGCAATCCTCCTGCTTCATTTACGGACTATGTAATTTCTTACATGGGTTCAATTATCGCTGATGCAACTGAAACAGGTGTATGGCAAGATAATAATGGTAATGGAGAATTAACAACATCATTTTTAGATGCAGGAGTTGGTTTATTATTACCAGGTGTTGATGCAACAGTTATTCAAGATGCTGCTTCAGGTGCTTATACAGCAGCTAATATTATAGCTAACTTACAAGGCTTAACAGCTAGTATGGCAGCTAATGTTCCTGCAATATTAGGAAAAGAAGATACTCATATTTATATGAACTCTAAAACTTATGCTCTATATATTTCAGCAGTATCTACTTTAGGATATGTAAATGCTTACAACATGAATGGCGACTATGAGCCTGTATTCGAAGGATACAAAATCGCAGTGTGTCCAGGAATGAATGACAACCAAATGGTAGCAGCTCAGAAGTCTAATTTATTCTGGGGAACGGATCTAGTTTCCGATTTAGGAACTGACGGAACAGGACCTTCTATAAAAATTATGGATATGTCAGACCTCGATGGGAGCGATAATTTACGTTGTGTAGCTCGTTATAGTGGTGCAGTTCAAACAGGAATTGGAGCAGATATCGTAAGACAATCATAATAAACTAAATTAATAGAAGCAGGGGTGTAAAAACCCTTGCTCCTTTAACCCTTAAAACATAACAACATATGGCTTGCACGGCACTTACACGCGGAAGGGGACTCGACTGTAATCGAATTTCAGGGGGCGTAAAAAAAATATTCTTCTCAGTATTTGATGAAGATGTATCTTATACTTATGATGGTTCTAATCCTTTAGAAATTGATGCGATTGATTGGAATGGTAGCACCATTTATGAATATGTTATGCCTTTAGGTGTAGCAAGTATTACCGATACTATTACAGGAAGTCGTGAAAACGGAACAATTTTTTACACTCCGACTGTAAATATTATGCTTAATAAACTCTCAAAAGAAGATCAAAACGAAATTAAGCTTTTAGGGAAAACTAAGGTGAGAATTTTTGCAGAATTAAACCAACAATTAGCTAATGGGCATAATGTATTTATTGCTTTAGGTATGTCGAATGGAATGGAACTTAATGCTGGTACTATGGATAGCGGCGCAAGTTTCGGTGATCGTAACGGATATACTCTTACATTTGATGGCTTAGAGCCAATTCCTTTTGCTTTCTTAGAAGATTACACAACAACTCCTTGGGATCAATCAGGATTTATTGGAGAAGCTGGGACTTTCCCAACTACTGCATAATATAATTAGTAGTTTTCATATATTTCTTGGATTAGAGGGCTTTATGCCCTCTTTTCTTTTATAAGCCAAATAAAAAACAACTTTTTCTATTATATAGTAGGATGATACAAGCAATCACAGAATCAACAATTAAAGCAAACTTATCAACTGAAGATAATCGTATTGATACTTCAGTAGCATCAACTCAGATTAGACACCTAGTAAAGTTTATAAATGATATGGATGGTTCTGTACAATATGCTTATGGTGCTGTTGAAACTATTTATAATAGATATACTGATTTCCAGTTTTTGTATAATACAACCCCAAATATTTATGAAGGTAAAACAAAACTTATCCCTTCAGGTTCTTGGAAATATGAAGTCTATGAAGTTAGTTGGATAGGCACAGTAACAGTTTCAGCAGGTAATGCACCAGCATCAGAAACAGATGTTTTATCACCAGCAGCAGACACTAAAGGGGTAGTTCAAGGAATAGTGACAAAAGGAAAATTAAACTTAACAGATAAGTCAGGTACAGCTCAGGTTCAATATACTCAGCGTGAAGCTCCTGAATCTACAAATTATATATATTACGGACAATAAAATAAAATAAAATGGCAATAGAAAATGTACAACAACTCTTAACAGAGCAATTAGGTAAAAATGGTGGCACAGAAATATTTACAACAGCAGCACAAACTAGCAAAGATTGGTATTGTGTGTTTTTCCCTGTTGAAAGTGTAGTAGCTTCAATAGCTGTTGCAGATGCAACAGGAGAAGCAGCTTTACAAACAACTTTACCAGCAGGAACTACACTATTTATGAACGTGACTGCGATAACTCTGACAAGCGGAGTTGGAGTAGGTTACCATGAAGGACCGACTACTTAAGATGATATATGTTATTTATAATATGGCAGATGTATCTAATATAGACTTTTCACAAGTAATAGAAACAAGTCAAGATACACTGAGAATATCATTAAATGGAGAAAAAACTGTTTTAAAATTTATAGGTGATACACCTAGTTTTTTAGTAGGTTTGCAACAATATACACATTCAGAAATTCTAGCAATAATGAATACTTCTGAATGGACTCCACCAAGACCAACAGAACTATGAAAATATTAAAGCTAGGGCAAATGTTAGGGGGTTCTAATTCTCCAGGTGGCGCACCTTATGAAAACCTTTACTCTATAAACTATGATGGAGTTGATGATTATTTAACTTTAGGAAATTCAGCTGAATTAAGCCCAAATAGTTCAGGAGCTGGTAGAGGTTATTCTCTTAGTATATGGGTAAAGTCTGCGGCTTCACAATATATGTTTGCTTACGATTCAGGGAAACAATTTTATTTATATGTCAGATGGAATGGGCAACCTGTAATGAGATTTTTTGGAAATAATGATGCTAATATATGGCAACAGCTTAACATTGACACAAGCATAGCTGATGGAGATTGGCATCATCTAGCCTTTACTTATGACTTAGGAAGTGCAAACTCTTCTATTGTAGGGTATTTAGATGGTGTACAAAAAACAAATGGCTCAGGAGCTACATATACTTCTAATGGAACTTGGAGTGCTATCACAAATAATGGTAATTTGCATATGGGTGGAAATGTGGCTGGTGGAACTTATGATGTTTCTTTTCAAGATGAATTTGCTATCTTTGATGATGTACTAACTGCTTCACAAGTAACAGATATATATAACTCAGGGAATACAGCAGACTTGTCTAGCATACCTTATCTGATGGGATGGTGGAGAATGGGTGATCCAACTGGAACTGGTGCTTATCCTACTATTGTAGATCAAAGCTCAAATAGTAATAATGGAACAATGACTAATATGGTTGCTGGAGATATAACAACTGATGTACCTTAAAAAATAAAATATGAAAGATAATATCATAAATATAAATCTTGAAACGAGTACAGCACCTGTTGTAGCTGAAGTGCGTGGTAGGGACTGGATCGCTTATGGTGATGCTAATGGTGAATGGTCAAACTTATATCCACAGTTTCTTATTGACCTTTATTACTCTAGCTCAATAACAGCAGCGATTGTAAACTCAACCTCTGAGATGATTGCTGGTGAAGCTCTTATTATAGAAGATGAAGATGATAGAGATTTAGATGCAAGAATAAAACTTCAGAATTTCATGAATAGGGCTAATGGAAATGAAAGCTTGCATGAAGTTATAAAGAAACTTGCTTTTGATTTTAAGTTACAAGGTGGGTTTGCTTTAAACATTGTATGGTCGAAAGACAGGACTCAAATCGCTGAGATTTACCATTTAGATGTTTCTAAGCTAAGATGTGCTAGACCTAATGAATTTGGCAAGACTCCAGGATATTATATAAGTGCAGACTGGACAAACACTAGACAAAACAAGCCTTACTATGTTCCAGCCTTTAATGCTAATGATAGAACTTCAGCTAACCAAATTATGTATTCTGGGTTGTACAGCCCTAATATGAACTCGTATTATACACCTGATTACGTGAGTTGTAATAACTGGGCGCTTATCGATGGTCGTATCTCTGAATACCATCTCAACGCAATATCCAATGGCTTCGCTGGTAGCTTTATGATTTCCTTCGCGAATGGGGTGCCGACTAGAGAAGAAAGACACCAAATAGAGCAAAGTCTTACTGATAAATTTTGCTCAGAAACTAACGCTGGTAAATTTGTACTCACATTTAGTGACGATAAAACTAGAACTCCAGAAATAACTGCAATAACACCATCTGATCTTGATAAGCAGTATTTAGCTTTACAAGAGCTACTTACTTCGAATATACTTTCTGGACACCGTGTAACGAGCAAAACCCTTATGGGAATTGATACAGCTAATGGATTCTCAAGCAATACAGATGAAATCATAAATGCCGCAAATTTTTATCTCAATACCGTTATTAAACCCTTCCAGGATCAGTTAGTAAAAGAGTTAAGAAAAATATTTCAAATCAACAACATGGATATGCCTGTCAACTTTGTACAGCTTAAACCTATTACAGTACAATTTGATTCCAAAACTGTCAGAGAGGTTATGACAACCGATGAGATACGTGAGGAACTTGGACTTGAGCCTTTAGGTAATGAAGATACAGTCGAACAAGAAGTAAAGTTTAGTAAAGTTGGAATGGTAGATGGAAAGCCTGTTTTTAGCACAATAGAAGAGGCTGAGAGCCATGCAAAGACTTTAGGCTGTGAAGGGTATCATGAGCATGAATATGACGGTAAAACGGCTTATATGGCTTGTAAAGACCATTCAGAAGCAACTGAGCTTTCAAAATTTATAGAAGAGTTTGGTGAAGAAGCACCAGAAGAATGGGAAATAGTTGATGAAGAAAATGTAAATGATGAGCATGAAGATTTTGATTTTGAAGCTGAATTAAATAAATTAGTTAAAGGTAAAACAGAATTAGCATCAACAGGAACTGCTAGACCAAACCAAAGAAGTACACAAGATGGTGTAAATGAGGATTATGATGATTATTATAAAGTTCGTTATATGTACACTAAAGATACTGCTTTAAGCCAAGAAGGAGAAACAAGAGAGTTTTGCAAATTAATGACATCGGCTAATAAAGTTTATCGTAAAGAGGATTTACTTCAACTAACTAAGAAACCTGTAAATCCAGGTTGGGGTCCTCGTGGGGCTGCTACTTATAGTATATGGCTCTACAAAGGCGGAGGCAATTGCCACCATTACTTTCGTAGAGTTGTTTATAAAACTTCTTTAAGGAATGCAAAGTCTAATATTAAGGATAGCCAAATAATATCAGATGTAAAAGCAATTAGTGAAGGATTTACATTAAAAAGAAATAGTGGCTTAGTAGCAAAAGCACCAAAAAGAATGAAAAATAACGGATTTTTAAACCCAAGATAATTATGTCATACGTCCTCTTCATATCAGAAAGTAAGCTGAAAGCCAGTAGTGCAGTAAACCTCAATGTTGATGTTGATCTATTGCTTCCGTTTGTACGTGAAGCTCAGAAACTCTATGTTGAAACAGCACTTGGAACTGATCTTACACAACATTTAAAAGATGAAATTATAGCAGGAACTTTAGCAGGAGCTGATAAAACTCTAGTTGATGAGTATATTGGCGATATGCTTCCAGGATATAGTCTTTATCACGCTTTACCTTATCTTCGGTTTAAAGTCGAGAACGGGAATGTTTATTCAAAAACTTCAGAAACGGGAACTCCATTAACAACGGAAGAAGCACAACATCTAAGGGAAGAGGTTTTAAATACAGCTAGTTATTATAGGGAACGAATGATAGACTATATAAGGAATAACATATCTAGCTTTCCAAAATATTCGACCAATAGTGGCGCTGATGTTTCGCCATCAACTGAAAACTATTATGCCGGGATGAATCTTGAAAGACCACCTCAAGGGACTACAC